CTGTACTAGTTAGAAGAGTAGGTAGTGATGAACAAACAAATACTGTTCTAGAATCATATACTGATTGCAACCTTAACCCAGAATCTCCAGGATTTATTGGTAGAGCAATTGGTGACAGGTATGAAGAATACAATGCTAGTTTAGGTAAAGTATTAACTAATGGAGATTATGCTAATGCTTCACAATTTGTAAGAGTAGAAGTTTCTGAAGATGTAAAAACAGGTGCTTTATCACCTAAATTATCACCTAGAGGTCATAGTTCTTATTATGATGTTGCTGGGTTAGATCCACATTATTTACCATCCGCATCACTTCAAAAAGAAAAAGTATTTAATAATGCATATAACAATAATGTATATTTAGGATTTGATATTACTAATACTGATAACTTTAACTACTTAAAACCAGTACCTAAAGTTGGAGGTTCCTATAAAGTTGGTAATAACCTCTTATTTAATATAGATACATTATCTGGTCATCCAAGTGCTAGTTGGGTTGGTTCATTAAGTGCTTCTGTTGACACATCAGGAGTCGATGGCCCAACAGGAAAACAATTACAATTTAATGCATTCATGCAATTTGGAAATGATGGTATTGATTATCAAGATTTCCGATATGTTGGAACGGATATAGAAGCAGCAAATGTATTTGGTATGGATTTATCATCTACTAGTACAGCAGGAGGTAAAGCATATAAGAAAGCAACAGATATATTATCAAATAAAGATAGATATGATTTTAATATTTTAGCTACTCCTGGAGTAATTAATCAATGGCATAGTGCGGTAAATAACCAAACATTGAACATGATTGAAGAAAGAGCAGATGCTATATTCATAATGGATCTTGAAACAGAAGATGCTTCAGTTGCTTCAGCTAAACTTGAAACAGCAGGGTTAGATAGTAGCTACGCAGCTGTGTATTACCCATGGGTACAAATGTTAAATGTTGATAATGGTACTCCTGAATATTTTCCACCTTCAGTGGTAATGCCAGGTGTATACCAAAGAAATGATAATATTGCTGCTCCATGGTTCGCACCAGCAGGTTTAACAAGAGGTGGAATACCAAATGTTATCCAAGCTAAGAATCCATTAACAAAAACAGAGCGTGATATTCTATATAATGAAAGAGTTAACCCAATCGCTACATTCCCTAATCAAGGTGTAGTAGTATTTGGACAAAAAACAACTCAAAGAGCTGCTTCGGCACTTGATAGAGTAAATGTTCGAAGATTGTTAATTAATCTTAAGAAATTCGTTGATGCACAATCTCGTTTCTTAGTATTTGAACAAAATTCAGCAGCTACACGTCAACGTTTCTTGAACCTAGTTAACCCATACTTACAAAGTGTACAAGATCGCCAAGGTGTTTACGCTTACCGAGTACAAATGGATGAAACTAATAATACCCCAGATGTAATTGATAGAAATGAATTAGTAGGTGCTATTTATATTCAACCAACTAAAACAGCTGAATTCATTATGATTGATTTCAACATTCAAGCTACAGGGGCACAGATTTAATTATTAGATATTTATAATAAACAGACAAAAACACAGATAAAATGGCAGTATTAAGCTCAGCAGCAGGAGAATTATTTTTTCAAGCATTTGAACCAAAAGTAGCAAATAGGTTCGTCCTTGTTATGGATGGAATCCCTTCATACTTAGTTAAAAATTTCAAAGCACCCACATATACTGCTAACCCAGTAGTGCTAGATCATATCAATATCAAACGTAAGTTAAAAGGTAAAGCTGATTGGTCTGATGTTAACTTTAACCTATATGATCCAATCACTCCTTCCGGAGCACAATCAGTAATGGAATGGGTAAGATTACATCACGAATCAGTAACTGGTAGAGATGGTTATTCTGATTTCTACAAGAAAGATCTTACACTACAAACATTAGGACCTGTTGGTGATATTGTTAGTGAATGGGTAATTAAAGGAGCATCAATAACAAGTGCTGATTTTGGTCAGTATGATTGGTCAACTGATACCCCACTAGAAATAGCTGTTACAGTACAAATGGATTACTGTGTATTGAACTTCTAATACAAATTACATATTTTAAACTAAGTGCCCAAGAAATTGGGCACTTTTTTATTTCATATATATTTATATGTGAATATTTAAAATAATATAATATGGAAAACCAAGTTGTAGAACAACCAACAAGTTATGATTTCCCAACAGAGGTTATAACACTACCTTCAAAAGGTAAACTTTATACTCCCGATAATCCCTTATCAAGTGGTACGGTAGAAATGCGCTATATGACCGCGAAACACGAGGATATTTTAACGAATGAAAGCTATATTAAGAGTGGTGTGGTAATTGATAAGTTGCTTGAAGCTCTCGTCGTTTCTCGCGTTAAACTAGATGATTTATTAATTGGAGACAAGAATGCTTTATTAGTAGCTGCACGTATTTTAGGATATGGTAAAGATTATACTTTTAAATTTCAACCTGTATTATCAGAAGAAGTTGAAGAAGTAACTGTTGATTTAGCTGAATTAGGTGATAAAGAATTAGATGAATCTTTATTAGTAGATGGTAAAAATAAATTTGAATTTTCCACTCCAATTAGTAAAAAATTAATTGAATTTAAACTTCTTACTCAAAGTGATGATAAAAAAATTGATGCTGAGGTAAAAAGTATTAAAAAACTATATAAAAAAGAATCACCTGAAGCTTCAGTTCGTCTAAAACATACTATAGTATCAGTAGATGGTGATAGTGATCCTAAAGTTATTAGAAATTTTGTTGATAACCATTTATTAGCCCGTGAAGCTAGAGAATTAAGACAATACATTAACAAAGTCAGCCCAGATGTTGACTTAACATTCGATTATGAGGGGGATGGATACACTGAAGATGGTGTGTCCATCCCTCTCGGGATTAGCTTTTTTTGGCCTGACGCCTGAGCATAGAATGGCAACATACAACCAAATTCATGAAATTGTATTTCATGGAAAAGGTGGGTATGATTGGAATACTGTTTATCATATGCCTGTATGGTTAAGAAATTATATATTTAGTAAAATTAAAGATTTTTATGATGAACAAAATGCACAACAACAAAAACAACAAACCCAACCTCCTCCTAATACACCTAGAGGACCCGGGGTAAAAAGTATGAAAAATTACACAGGTAAACCTACCTATGCAACGAAGGCATCTACTAAGTAGGTGCCTTTACTTTTGTGATTATCAAATATTTATTGATGTAAAATTATATTTGCAATGGCGTTAACACCTCAAGAAGAATTAAAAAAATTAATAGCAGAGCTTAGAAAAGCAAGCCCTGACGATGCCGTTAAATTTGATAATATCAAAGTTAAAGATTTTGCATTAGCAATAAAAAAAATAAAAGACGAATTAGATAGAGTTACTAACGCTTCTTCTGAATTAGCTGATAACTTTGCATCCACAACGTCTTCATTAGATGCTTCGTTAAGATCACTATCAGGAATAGATAAAATTTTAGCCTCTAAAATTAGACCAGAATTAAAAAAATTAGATGGTATAATAAAGAATACTAAAAATTTAAATGATGAAATAATTAAAGGTTATGCTACTGAAAAACAAATATTAAATAATGTATTAAAATTAAAACGAAGTATTAACAATATCACTAGTGATACTAAAAATTTAAGTACTCCACAAATAGAGGCTCTTAAAGAAAATTTAAAAAGTACTAAAGCCGTTGCCGAATCGCAATTACAAATAGTTAAAAATAGTAAAGAAGCTACCCAAAATATATCTGGATTTGCCGATATACTTTCAGAAATTCCTGTAATAGGAAAGTCGTTAGCTAGTCCTTTTAAAGATGTTAGCGAAGAAATAGAAAATAATATTAAAAAATCTCGACTTTTAAAATTAGAACAAGACGGATTAGTAGATGAAACTAAAAATCTTCAAAAAATTGCTTCTAAAGTTGATAAAAGACTTAATGCTAAAACGGTTGAAGGACTTATTAATCAAGCTTCTAAAATGAAAGGTATAAATGAGGAAGGAAAAAGATTAGTAGCTCGATTACAAGAAAATAGAGATAAAGTTCAAGAAATAAATGATGAATTAGAACGAACCCCATCCGCTTTAAAATCTATAAAAAACAAATTTAAAGAAATATTTAAATCATTCACAGTTTTTGGTATAGCTACTAAATTTATCCAAACTATAGGTAAAGAATTAGTAGCAGCTGATAAATCAGCAACCGAGTTAGCTCGAAAATTTAATATGAGCAAATCTGCTGCTCTTGAATTAAGACATAATATACGAAATGCTAATAGAGAACAAGGTAGCTATTTAACTACTACTAACGATGTGTTGCAAACTATGATGTCTTTACAAGACACTACAGGAAGATTTGTAGCATTAAGGCAACAAGACTTACAGACAGCAACTGAATTATTAAAAGTTGTAAAGTTAACAGAAAAGGCTACTGCTGGTTTAACCCAAATGTCTCAAATTAATAATACATCCCTTAAAGATACTGAAAAATCAATTTTAGGATCATCAGTCCAATTACAAGCCCAAACAGGATTATTTATAGATAATAAGCAGTTATTAGAAGATATTGGAGGTTTATCTGATACTTTAAGAGTTAAATTTAAGAATAATGCTGAAGAAATGGCATTAACTGTTACTAGATCTAGACAATTAGGATTTAGTATGGAAGCTTTATCTCAAGTACAAGATAATATTCTTAATTTTGAATCGTCTATAGCTGCTGAGTTAGAAGCGGAGTTGTTAACAGGTAAAGAATTAACCCTAGAAAAAGCACGTTATTATGCTTTAACTAACCAGCAAGCTAAACTACAGGAGGAAATTGTTCACCAAGTAGGAACTCTTAATGAGTTTGAGGGTATGAATGTTTTGCAACAAAAAGCATATGCTCAAGCGTTAGGTATGTCCGTTGATGATTTATCTAAAATATTACTTACCCAAGAGCAAAATGCCGCTATACAAAAAGAAATAAATAAAGATCAAAAATTAGCATCTTTATTTGATGGTCAAGTTAATAAAGAAAAACTTATGACTCTTGCAAAAAGTGGTGATTTATCAAGAGAACAATTAGATGCTCTTGGTGAAGCAACTGGTGAAAATTTAAGACAACTTTCCATACAAGAAAAAATGGAAAAAACTATGACTAGATTATCTGAGATTTTCTTAAGTGTAATGGATCCTATAATTTCTGTTGTTGATTTAGTAGATAAAGCCATAACAGGAATAGGAAAACTCCTATCAGATATGGGTCCGGGTGCAAGAGAAGGATTAGGACGTGCTTTAGCACTTATAGGAGGAGGAGCATTTATTGCTTCTATAGCTAAATTGCTTACTAAAGGTACATTTATGAATCCTATGATTACCGCTCCTATAACTGGAGGAGGAATTGGTGGTAAAATCACCTCAGCATTTAGTGCAGGAGGGGCTAGAGGGGCATTATTACGTGGTGGTGCTGGGTTAGCGGGAGCCGCTGCTGGAACTATTGGAGGGACAGCATTAGGAGGAGGAGGAACAGGCTCTATGATTGGAAGTGCAGCTGGCTCTATTGGGGGTGGATTACTCGGACAAGCATTAATCCCAATCCCAGGAGTTGGGTTTATGATAGGAAGCGCACTTGGAGGTCTAGCTGGTGGTTATATTGGTGGTGGATTTGATCAACCAGTAACCCCAATGGCCACTGGTGGTATTGTAACAGCTCCAACACGCGCTTTAGTAGGTGAAGCGGGACCTGAAGCTGTATTACCATTAGATCAATTTACCTCTAAACTTGATGAATTAATAGCCGAAACACGAAATATAGCTAATATGCGTGTACAACTTGAAACAGGTGTAATAGCAGGTCATATGACAAATGGTGGTACAAAAACAGGCTAATTTTATAATTTACAATATTTATAATAAACAATTAAAACATAATAATCATGCCAACTAACTTATTAGATCAATACGGTGTAAACGGAGAAGGAACTGTTAAAGGTTTAGATAATGATACTATTGGAGGATATGGAGGAAGTGCTGTATTAAATAATACATATAAACCTGCTGACTCATACCAAACAAATGTAGACAACCAAACACTCCCTAAATTTGCTGGTGATAATACTTATAGCGAAAACTCATCAGTAGCACCTAACGGAGGAATTAACCAAGGTCATTATTAATACCTTTAGGTTAGGAAATGAATGGCTATAACTCTATTAAACTACTACGACCAGTATTCTGAGGGTAATAA